GACTCAATTATTCGAATCAAAACATGATACTCAGATAGGTATAAGCACAATTGGAGTATTTGATAAAAATACATTCTCTTCATTTAAATCAACTGTCTCAGTAGTATCAACATCTGGAGAAGCATTACATCAAGTATTCGGTGTAATACATCTGGATGCTTTTGATACAGTATTTTTAAATCAAAATCAGTTTTTATCTGGAGGAACTGCTGCAAATCCTGGTGGAAATACTCCTGCTGGAATCGGTACATTTAAAACTAGATTTGTAGGTAATAATGTAAATCTAGAATTTGTTCCTGATGTTCAGAATGTTGCATCAACAACTGTAAAAGCATTCAATGAAGTTTTCTATAAAGAAACTGATGAGAAAGCATCAATAGGGAGAGTTAATAGTCCAACATCACTTGTAGTTGGAAAATTAACACAAACATCAGATTTAAAATTATACAATTCTTTAAATGGAGATAGAATTAATAGAAGAGATTTTGAACTTACATCAAATGGCACTCCAATTTTTGCTAAAACATTTGATCCATCAAATACTGGAATCGTCAATTTTGCGACTGGTAAATTCTCAATAGATAATCACTTCTTTAGAGATAATGAAGAATTAATTTATACACCACAAGCATCTTTTGTTGGAATAGGTTCGACTGCGATGATGTTTAAACACGCAGGAGATAGTAATACTTCCCCATTACCCACTACAGTTTTTGCTAAGAGAGAAAATGATAATGTATTCTCAATTTCAACAACAAGTGGAGGAAACGCTGTAACTTTTGTAGATGCAGGAGAAGGTAATAATCACCAATTTGCGATGTCTAAGTCACTTACAAAGGCATTAATTACTATTGACGGGTTAGTTCAACATCCGATAGCACAGACAAATATAGTTTACCAAGTGGCAAATAATGGTGCGTCAATAAGTGCAGCATCTACAATCTTTAGTTTATCAAATGTTTCAAATATCAATATTGAAGATGTATTAAAAATTGATGATGAATTTATAAGAGTTACAAACGTAGGAATTGGAACATTAGCCGTAGGTCCAATCAGTGGTTTAGGCACATTCCCACTAATTAATGGACAAAGAGGTTACATAGGAACTCTAAAAGCCACTCATGGAAATGTCGCTGATGTTAAAGTATTCAAGGGTGCTTATAATATTGTTGGAAGTGAAATTCACTTTACTGAAGCACCAAGAGGTAATACATCAATTGATTTTGATGAAGCAAATTTACCTCCTGCTAAGTCGGATTTCGAAGGTAGAGTATATTTAAGAAATGATTATTCAACAAATAGAATATATGATGATATCTCAAACCAATTTACTGGTATTGAAAATAAATTTGAATTAACAACTGGTGGTATATCCACATCAGGTATTGGTAACACTGGTGGTAATGGTATTCTCTTTATTAATAATATTTTCCAAAGACCAACTACAAATAATAATACAAATGGTAATTATGCAATAAATGAAAATGTAACTTCTGGAGTAACTACAACAACCGCGATTTTCTCAGGTATTACTCAGGGTGGAATTCTTACTAAGAGTGATACTGATATCAATCAAAATGAATTACCAAGAGGAGGTGTAATTGTATCTCTTGGTTCTACAGGTGGATTAGGATACGCTCCTTTAGTTCCCGCAAAAGTAAAACCTCAACTTACAGGATTAGGAACAATTACTTCATTAGTTGGAGTTGCATATAGTGGTGCAGTAAATGGTATTACAACTGCTTCCTATGATAACTTAACTGGACTTTTAGATATTACGACATCTAACAAACATAATTTGAGAATTGGATATAATGATGAGGTAATATTGTCTAGACTAGAGTTTAGTTGTGCTGCTCCTCATGCAGGTGTAACAACCACTTTCTTCCCTGATGGAACTATAGGTGATAGATTCTCCGTTGTTTCAATAGCATCTACAAATACATTTGCAGTTCAAGTTGGAACCAGCACGATTCCTCATACTTATGTTGGTGGAGGAATTTCTAGAGAATGGTTTGGTGATCTAACATTTGGTTCTGGATATAATACTGTATCAGTTGCAGCAACAGTGTTTGATCCTGGTTACGAACATGTATTTGTAAGTGCAGATACAAATGCAGTTACTGTGACTGGTGGTGGAAGTGGACCGTTCACTCCAACTGATGCAACATATGACCCAGTTACAGGCGATTTAGTTCTATTCATTAGTGGTGCTGGAATTCAAACTCACGGTTTAACAATTACTAATACAGTTTCAATTGCACCAACATCGATTTCATTCACTTGTTCAAAAGATAATTATAGAACAAATCACGCTTATCCAAGATCAACTGACCCCGTTGCAGGAATAGCGACAGCAATCACAAGCACCACTACAAATTCAATTACAGTAAATGTAGGTAAGAATGTTGGTACTGGTGCTGTTGTTACTGCAGCAGTAGGAGTTGGTGGTACGCTCATATTCAACGTTTCAAATGGTGGTACAAATTATAAAGAACCTGAAATCTTTGTACCAAGTCCATCTTATGACAATATGAAGATTGAAGGTGTTTCAAGAGTTGGTTTTGGAACTGGACCTGATACAGGAACTGGTGCATTAATTAGTGTAAGTGGAGTTACAACAACAGGAATTCCAAATTTTGAATTAAGTAGAAATGGATACAATTTCAGAAAGGGTGATAAATTTACTCCAGTTGGTTTAGTTACTGATAAGAGTTTTTCAAGTGCTGAAACGTTTGTTCTTGAAGTCGAAAAAGTTTATCAAGATAATTTCTCATCCTGGCAATTTGGAGACTTTGACTACATTGATTCAATTAAATCTCTACAAAATGGATTCAGAACATCATTCCCATTATTATATAATGGGGAGTTGTTAAGTATAATAGTAGATCCAGACTCAGATGTTATTGCTCAAAATATTTTACTGATATTCGTAAACGGTGTACTTCAAAAACCTGGTGAAAACTATCAATTTGATGGTGGAACTATATTATCATTCTCTACTGCTCCGTCAGTGGAAGATGATGTTGCAATTTACGTATATAAAGGAACCTCAGGTGTTGACACAGTTATAAGCACAGATATCAACAAAACTTTAGAAGAAGGAGATGATGTTCAAATAATGAGATCTCCTGAAATTAGTGATTCTATCACACAGGATGAGAGAACTGCATTTGAACTTACCAGTAAAGATAGATTTGAAACTAGTCTTTACACAGGACAAGGTATAGATGATGTCAATTTCAAACCATTAAATGTATATAAACAAAAGGTTGATAAAATTATTAATAGTAGAATTGTTTCAAAAACAAGAGATTCAATTGAACCTCAAATATATCCTACTGCGAAGGTGATATCAAGTATTGCTTCTAATTCTAATAAAATATATGTTGATAATGCTGATTTCTTTGATTATGAAGATGAAGGTTCAAACGTAGAAATTAACGTGAAATTGATTCCTAATTCTACTCTACCAACAGTCGGTTCATTAACAGCAACAATTTCTAATGGTCAAGTAAATGCAATAAGTATTGCTTCAAGTGGAAGTAATTATACATCTGCACCAACTATTAGTATCAGTGCTCCACCATCAATTGGAGTTGGAGTTGGAACAACTGCTACTGCAACAGTAACAGTGGGTAGTGGAGGTATCAATGGATCTACAATCACAAATGCAGGTTTTGGATACACAGTTGCTCCAAGTGTTCTTGTTCAACCTCCTGTGACAGAAACAGAAGTAATTAAAGTTGAAGCAGTAACTGGTTTTTCTGCGACTATCACTAGAATAATTGTAGGTGGAAGTGGTAGCACAACTATTACATTTAAAGTGTCAAGAAATGATGGAACCAATTTTTCTGGTTTATCTGCTGGTGATTACATATTCATCAGTAACACAACATATGGTAATGGTGTTACATCATTAACTCAAGGTGGTGGATCTAACGTAGGCGTTGGAACAACATATTTTGATAATGTATATCAGGTATCAGCAGTCAATAATGTTTCTGGTGCAAACGCAGATGTAGTATGTAAAGCAACTGTGACTGCTCCGGATAATTCATTAGATACTGGTGTTTTACCAAACGTTGGTACTTTATCATTTGGTAAATTATCATCTCTAAATAGATCCAGTTCACCTCTAACAGTAACCATTTCAGGGTTTACAGTGGACTCAGGTTTATCTACATTCCCATCAATTCAAAGGTCGGGCGGTGATATTACTCTCAGAAAAACCGGTGCTCTACCTAAGACTCCATAAACTGTTATAAATATATAAAAAACTATAAATATGCCAGCCGTAGTTACAGATCAATTTAGAATATTTAATGCAAATAATTTTGTTGAATCTATATTAGACTCATCAAACTCTTATTATGTGTTTTTAGGTTTATCAAATCCAATCAAAGGTACTAATCCTGGTTTTGGTAGAACTACCACTGCCAATTGGCCATCTGATCCAGTAGATAATTTTCAAAATCTTTCTCATATCAAAGACACAATATTGTTTGGTAAGAAAATTTCTACTGCCAATATCAGAAGAGTTATTAAGAGAAATAATTGGGTTGCAAACACAAGATACGATATGTATCGACATGATTACAGTATAATTAATAAATCACCCAACTCCCAACAAGCAAGTCTATATGAATCAAAATATTATGTTGTAAATAGTGATTTGAGAGTTTATGTGTGTATTGATAATGGATCTTCAGGTGCACTAGGGACTGATTCAGCGAAAGGTGGTAACTCACTTGATGAACCGACATTCACTGATACTGAACCTTCTGCCGCTGGCACAAGTGGTGATGGATATATTTGGAAATATCTTTTTACTATTTCCCCAAGTGACATTATTAAATTTGATTCTACAGAATTTATAGCATTACCAAATGATTGGCCGACATCAACTGATACACAAATTCAAATTATAAGAGAAGCAGGAGATTCTCGAATAAACAACAACCAAATTAAAAAAGTTTATATTGAGAATAGTGGTAGTACCTCCACTCCCTCCTATCAACAAGGTGATCATGCTTTAGATATTTTGGGTGATGGAACAGGTGGAGTCGTAAATGTAACAGTAAATTCAAGTGGAAAAATCACAAAAACGATTGTTACAAGTGGTGGAACTGGATATACTTATGGTATTGTGGATCTGGAACCAATTCACGTTTCATCTTCAATAACATTAGAAAATAGAGCAAAATTGGTACCAATAATCCCTCCATCAAGAGGACATGGGTACGATTTATATTCAGAACTTGGTGCAGATAAAATTTTAATTTATACAAGATTTGATGATTCTACACCAGATTTCCCAACAAGCACTAAATTTTCTCAAGTTGGAATAATTAAAAATCCCACAAGATTTTCTGATGAAAATTCAATTTTTGATGGAATAAACTTTTCATCTGCCTTTGCGATGAAATTATCTGGAAATCCTGGTACAACACCTGCTGTTGGAACAATTATATCACAGGGGACAGCGAAGGCATATGTCACATCATATAATACACAGACTAATGTATTAAAATATTCAAGAGATAGATCATTATTTTTTGGAGGTGACACACCCACAAATCAAACAGATTATGTTGGAGTAAGTTCTGGTAGTAAGATAACTGAATTTACCCAAGGTGGAGGAAACGTAAGTCCTCTTGGAATTGGTATATCAGCTTTCAGTGGTGGTACTACTGTTGTAAATAATAAGATAGTTGATTTAGGCATCACTTTCTCAAATGGTCTTGCAAATCCTGAGATAAATAAACAGACGGGTGATATAATTTATATTGATAATCGTGGCCTAGTTACAAGAGACGCAAGGCAAAAAGAAGACGTTAAAATCATTCTGGAATTCTAAAAAAAATGGCACAAAAATCAAATTTAAATGTAAGTCCATACTTCGATGACTTCGATTCAGACAATAATTTTTACAAAGTATTATTTAATCCAGGTTTTCCAGTTCAGGCAAGGGAGTTAACAACTTCACAATCAATATTGCAAAATCAGATTGAAGATTTTGGTAGTCATTTATTTAAAAATGGTTCAGTAGTAATTCCTGGTAATATAGTATTTGATGGTAGATATCATGCAGTTAAGTTAAATCCAACAAATTTTGGAATAGATATATCTCTTTATATTAATAATCTCATTGGAAAAACAATTACAGGAAAAATATCAAATGTAAGTGCAACGGTTGAAAAGGTTGCATTACCAACCACTGATCCGATTGATGACATTACCATATACGTAAAATATATTGATGGTAATGATAACTTTGAAACAAGTTCATTTGTAGATGGAGAGGCACTCATATGTGATGAAAACGTGCCTTATGGTAATACAACGATTCAAGCAAATACAGATTTTGCAACATTAATAAGTGTAGATGCTACATCAATTGGATCTGCAGCATCTATTGGTAAGGGAGTTTATTTCATAAGAGGTTATTTTGTTAACGTATCACAACAAACATTAATTCTTGATTATTATACAAATACACCTACTTATAGAGTAGGATTAAAGGTCACAGAATCTTTTGTAAGTGCAAAAGATGACTCATCTTTATATGACAATGCAAAAGGATTTACTAATTTTGCGGCACCAGGTGCTGATAGATTAAAAATAACTCTTTCATTAACTAAAAAATTAGTAACTGATTTAGATGATACTGATTTTGTCGAATTGCTTCGTGTTACTGATGGTAAAGTAAAGATAATTCAAACAAAAACTAGATATAATTTAATCAAAGACTATATTGCAGAAAGAACTTATGATGAATCTGGTAATTATACAACAAAACAATTTATACCCTCACTTCATAATTCCTTAAATGATAAAATCGGTAGTAATGGAATTTTCTTTGATGATCAAAAAACCGATCAAGGAAACACTCCATCAGATGATTTAGCAGTAATTAAATTATCATCAGGTAGAGCATATGTCAGAGGATATCAAGTAGATAAACCATTTACGTCAATTGTTGATGTAGAAAAACCAAGAGATACTGAGAAAATAAACAGTGTAACAATACCTTTCACATCACCAAATAAATTAACAGTTTATGCTGTACAGGGTGTTCCAAAAAATGGTGAGGTTGTAAAACTTTATAAAAATTCTGAAAAAGATTTGCAAAGGGAAGGTGAACATATAGGTGATGCAAGAGTATATGGATTTAATTTAAAGGATGGTGAGTATAAAGGTGATTCTAGTAAGTGGGATTTACATCTATATGATATTCAAACAAAAACAAATTTAATTTTAGACAGAACCCTTACTACATCCGAAGTACCTTTATCATCATTAATAGTTGGAAAAAGTAGTGGTGCCATAGGATTTGCTGTAACAAACGGAACTCCTGATGGTCTTTTAAGTGTTAGACAAACATCTGGTAAGTTTTTAAAAAATGAAATATTAGAGATTAATGGAGTTGAGTTTCCTGTTGGTGTCGGAACGGTAAATTCATTTGGCGTTGAGGATATAAAATCTGTTGGGCAAACAGACGTGGCAGAT